GCTGGAGAAGGCCGAGAAGTGGCCCGGCCGCTTCATCCCGATCGTGCCCGTGGTGGGCGAAGAGGTGCGCATCGGCCGCCGGCTGGTGCGCCACGGCATCGTGCGCTATTCGCGCGACCCCCAGCGCATGTACAATTACGCGGTCTCGACGGAAACCGAGGTCATCGCCCTGCAGCCGAAGGCGCCTTTCATGGCGACCAAGAAGCAGGTCGAAAAGTACATGGGCATGTACGAGACCGCGAACAGCATCAACCACCCCGTGTTGCTTTACGACGCGGACGCTCAGGCGCCCGGTTCGCCGCAGCGCGCGCAGCCCCCCGTTGGGTCCTCCGGGTTGGCCGAGATGATCGGCCGGACCTCCGACGAGATGAAGGCTGTCATCGGCATCTACGATGCTGGCCTGGGCAACCGCTCCAACGAAACCAGCGGCAAGGCGATCAACGCCCGCCAGCGCGAGAGCGACGTTGGAACCTACGTCTACATCGACAATTTCAACCGCGCCGTTCGCCACACCGGGACCATTCTGCTCGATCTGATCCCCCACATCTACGACACCGAGCGCGTCATCCGCATCATGGGCGACGACGGCAAGGTGGACGTGGTGTCGATCAACCAGGGGCTAATGCAGGAGCATGGGCAGCCGCCGGAAGACGGCACGGTCGCGGCGCTGCCGACGGTGCAGCATGACGTGACGGTGGGCGCCTACGACGTGGTGATGTCGACCGGGCCGAGCTTCACGACCCGCCGCGAGGAAGCCCGCGAGGGCATGGCGGCTTTCATGCAGGCGGCGCCGAACGCGGCGACGCTGGTGCTGGACCTGTTCGCCAAGGCGCAGGACTGGCCCATGGCCGACAAGATCGCCGAACGTCTGCGCGCGGTGCTGCCGCCGCAGGTTCTGGCCCTTGAGGCGGAAGAGGACGGCAAGCCGCTGCCCCAGCAGCCGCAGGACCCGATGGCCGAGGTCAAGAGCCAGATGGAGATGCAGAACGCCAATCTCGAAATCGAGGGCAAGGCGCTCGACAACGAGAAGAAGCGCGTCGACATCGCCAAGGCGGTTGCCGAGCCCTTCCAGGCTGCGCAGCAGGCTCAACAGCCCGCTCCCCAGCAGCCGCAGCAGGCGCAGGGGCCGGACATGGGCGAGGTGATCCAGGCCATTCAAGCGATCGGCGCCAAGGTCATGGAGCAGGGCCAGCAGATCGAGGGCATCTTGCAGTTTCTGAGCGCGAGCGCCGCGCCGCAGATGATGCCTCAGGAGATGGAGTTCGTCCCGCCCGAGGCCGACCCCGGATTTCCGCAGGAGCCCGCTCCTGTGATGTGAGCTTCAACCGCAGGCGTTCGCACTCGGCGAGCGTCGCGTTGATGGACCGCCGCCCCTCGTGGGCGGCTTTTTTGTGAGCACCCCATGGACGAGAACGAGCAGATCGAGCAGGCCGCCGAGAGCGTGCAGGCCGAAACGCCAGCGTCTACCCCCCAGCCCGAGGCCGAGAAGGCCCCGACTGGCGCAGAACATGACCCGGCCGACGAGGAGGCCGCCGACGAAGGCGAGCAGACCGAAGGCACGGATGATGAGACCGACGACGCCGAGGACAAGCCGAAACGGCGGTCCCGCTCGACGCGACTGAAGGAGCAGAACCGCGCCCTGAGGGCCGAGGTTGAAGCGCTGAAGCGTCTTTCACAGGCGCCGCCTTCCCCCCGGCAGGAAGAGGCCGAGAAGCCCCCGAACGAAGCGGACTACAACGGCGACTTCGTGCGCTACATGGCGGATATCTCCGCTTACAACGTGCGCAAGACGATCCGTGAAGAGAACGAGCGGGTTTCAGCATCACACCGTGAGCGTATCCAGGCGGTCGAACGTGCCGCGATGGATTCGGTCTACGCCGAACGTCTGGAAGACTTCAAGAAGGTCGCTCCGGATTTCGACAAGGTTGTTGGCCAGGTGACCGGCTACACCTTGCATGATGCTGCCCTGGACCTGATCCGCGCAAGCGAAAAAGGCCCGGAAATCGCCTATCACCTCGCCCAGAACCCGGCGCGCATTCGCGAACTCAACGCGATGTCCCCGGTTGATGCGGCGCGACACATCGGCCGCCTCGAAGAGCGTCTGTCTCGGCCCACCCCGAAACGACAGACCTCAGCCCCCCCACCTGTAAAGCCACTCGCAGGCGGCGCTGCGCCCAAGTCGCAGGAAGCCGACCTCGCCGCGTGGATGAAGAAAACATACGGGTGACCTGGGGCTGATCCTTCAAAGGATCAACTCCGATGTCCAATTCTGTTTTGACCGCCTCCATCGTGGCGAAAGCCGCGGTGCAGATCCTTGACAACGAACTCGTGATGGCCAAGAAGGTCTATCGCGGGCATGAAGCCGAGTTCGAGAAGAAGGTGAACGGCTACGAGGTGGGTGACACCATCTCGATCCGCCGGCCCACCGACTTCACCGTCCGCAACGGCGCTGTGGCGTCCTCGCAGGACGTGGTGGAAGGGAAGCTCTCCCTCACCGTCGACAAGCGCAAGGGTATCGACTTCGAGTTCACCTCGCAGGACCTGACACTCAACATCGGCGAGCTTTCCGAGCGCGTCATCAAGCCGGCCATGGTGCAGCTCGCGAACCAGATCGACGTCGATCTGATGAGCCTCTACGCCAAGATCCCCGGTTGGGTGGGCACGCCCGGCCAGACCATCAACGCCTTCTCCGACCTGGCCAAGGCTCCGGAGCGGCTCGACGAGTACGCGGTTCCGACCGATGCCCGCTGCGCCGTGCTGTCGCCGGCCGACCATTGGGGCCTGCTCGGCGCCCAGACCGGCCTCTACATCCAGGACGCGGCCCGCGGCGCCTACCGCAACGGCTCGCTCGGGATGATCGGCGGCGTGGACACCTACATGTCCCAGAACGTGCCCACCCTGACGACCGGCACCCGTGTCGGATCGATCAAGGTGGATGCGTCGATCACGACCTCGACCGTCACCTACGCCTCGGTCAAGGACACCATGACCCAGACCGTCCACATCGACGGCCTGACCAACGCGACGGACACCGTCGCCGCGGGCGAGGTGTTCACGATCCAGGGCGTCTATGCGGTCAACCCGGTCACCAAGGCCCGCCTGCCGTTCCTGAAGCAGTTCGTCGTGACTGCAGCCGTGACGGCTTCCGGCAACGAGGTGGACCTGACCGTGTACCCGGCCATGATCTGGACCGGCGCGTTCAAGAACGTCGATGTCGTGGGCGTCACCGACCTCAACAATCAGGACGTGACGTTCGTCGGCTCGGCCTCCACCGTCTACCCGCAGAACATGGTGTTCCACAAGAACGCCTTTGCCTTGGTGAGCGTCCCGCTCGTCAAGCCGCCGGGTGCTGTTGAGGTGGGCCGGGAGTCCTACAAGGGCCTCTCGGTGCGCGTGATCCCGGTCTACGACGGCATCAACGACGTGAGCATGTGGCGCCTGGATGTCCTCTACGGCATCCAGGCGATTGACCCGCGCCTCGCCGTTCGCCTGTCGGGCACCTGAGCGTGACGGGGCGGTCCTCGGGCCGCCCCTTCTTCCCCTCATTCTGAAGGATCAATGCTATGGCTCTGAAAGAGCTTTCCGATGGCGGCTCCGAGGGCTCGCGCCTCGGGCAGTCCGCCTCCGACCTGATCGGCTGCTACGGCGCCACGCCGGCGGCCCGCCCCTCCGGCGCGGGCCAGGCTGTGGTTGCCACTGCGACCATCACGGCGCTGGCCACGACCCCGGCCACGACCGACATCGCGACCGCGGTCAATTCGCTGATCACGCGCGTTGCGGCCAACACCGCGCTCGCGAACCAGCTTCGCGCCGACCTGATCACGCTGGGCCTCATCAAGGGCTCGGCCTGATCCATGCGCAACGTCTGGATCGCCATCCCGGCCTACACCGGAACCATCCATCTCGCGCCCATGCGCTCTGTTGTGAGCGACATGCTCGCGCTTTCGGACCGGGGCGACCGGGTGACGATCTTCGACGAAGCCGGCAACGCGATCATTTCGGATTGCCGCGCGCAAATCGTCGCTCAGTTCCTCGCGGGCGACGGAACGGACCTGGTCTTTGTCGACCATGACGTGACGTGGCCCGCGGGGGCTCTCCTGGAGCTCGTGGACGCGCCGGTGGACTTCGTCGCGGGCGTCTATCGCCAGCGCAAGGACCCGGAAAACTACTGTGTCCAATACCTCGATCGGCCCGATCTGTGGGCGGACCCGGAAACGGGCCTTCTGGAGGTGGCGGGCGTCCCCGCCGGCTTCATGCGGTGCTCGCGCGCCATGCTTGAAGCCATGGTGAAGGCCTATCCGGACACGATCTACCACACCGAGAACGCGCCCAACAACGAAGCCTGGGACCTGTTCGGCTCCTACCGCATCGGGCGGCTCAAGTTCGGCGAGGATTTCAGCTTCTGCCGGCGCTGGCGCGACATCGGCGGCAAGGTGTGGGTGGCCGCTGATCTGAGGCTCGGCCACGTCGGAAACAAGACCTTCATTGGTTCCCTTGGCGATTGGCTGAAGGCGCGCGCATGACCCGCAACGAACTCATCTCGGCCGTGCTGGCGCATCTGAAGCTGCTCCCCGCCGGCCAATCCCCCGCGCCCGAGGATGTGGAGATCATCGACGGGCGGCTTGCGACCATCGCGGCCGACCTTTCGGCGCGGGATATCGCCTATGTGGACGTGGACGACATCGCCGACGAGCAGGCCGAGCAGTTCCTGATTGTGGTGGCCGAGCGCGTCGCGCCGCTGTTCGAGATCCCCACCGACAGGGCGGCCCTGGCGGAAGCCGAGGACCAGCTTGAGGTGATCGGCCGGGCGCAGGGCTCTGGCCAAATGCTGAAGACCGAGCGCGTGATGCGCGCCGGGCTCTGGAGCGGGCGGCGGACGTGGTCGCTATAGTCTTCCCGCCCTCCACCGCGCCGGGCGTCAAGACGCAAGAGAGCGGCGGCCGGCACGTCAACGCCTATTACGAGGCGCTTCAGCAGGGGGCGACGGCGAAGTTCGCCCTTAAGCGCGCGCCTGGCCTGGTGGAGTTCGCCGACACCGAAGAGGCGGGCTATCGGGGCGCTATCCTCGTGGGCGCGAACCTCTTTGTGGCCTACGAGGACGAGCTCGTCTATGTCACCAGCGATGGCACGGTGACGAGCGTCGGCACGCTGGAGGGGACCGATCCGGTCTATTTCGCCTCCAACAACGCGTCTCCGACACCTGATGTTGTCGTTGTGACCGAAGACGGCATTTATTCTGTCACCACTTCATCCATTACCGAGATCACGGACGTTGATCTTCCACAACCAAATTCCGTATGCTTCCAGGATTCTTTTTTCTTTCCGTCGATCGCTGATGGCCGCGTTTTTGCGTCTGGTCAGAACGACACGACCTTTGCGGGCACGGATTACGCCTCGGCCGAGGCGAAGGTTGACAGCCTGTTGCGAACGGTGTCCTGGGACAGCACGCTTTACCTGTGCGGTACACTGACGATCGAGGCGTGGGCCAACACGGCCGAGGCGTCGGGCTTCCCGTTCTCGCGCTCGACGGTGATCTACCGCGGCCTTGCCGGCCCGCGCGCCATCGCGGGATGGGATGACGGCTTTCAAATGGGGCTCATCTGGGCCGCCGACGACAATTCCGTGCGCCGCCTGAGCGGCTACACGCCGCAGCGCATTTCCCCGCCCGAAATCGAGCGTCTGATCGAGGCGGTTGAAGACAAGAGCACGTTGGAGGCCAGCGTCTACGCCGTGGGAGGTCATCCGTGTTGGGTGCTTTCCTCTCCGACGTGGACATGGGTGTTCGACCTGGCCACAGAGGCTTGGCACGAGCGCAAGAGCTACAACATGGCCCGCTGGCGCTGCTCCGGCGGCATCTATGCCTTCGGCAAGTGGCTGACGTTCGATAGCGCGAGCGGCAAGATCTACCAGATCACGGAAAGCGCCTTCGATGAGAATGGCGAGCCCCTGATTTGGGAGGTTGAGAGCGCGCAGATGGACGGGTTCCCCCGGCCCGTGGGCGTGCCACGCGCCGATTTCAACTTCGTCCAGGGCACCGGCGAGGCCGAGGGCGCCGACCCGATCGAAACCGACCCGTCCGTGTCCATCTCG